CTTAGGGCGTACGCCCGGATGCGCGGGTGCAGCCTGACCGCCGTCCAGAAGGCGATCTCCAGCAAGCGGATCACGACGCTCGCGGACGGGACCATCGACGCCGAACGCGCCAACCAGGAGTGGGCGAAGAACACGTTCGCCGGGCAGACGATTCACAAGCCGAGCCCGGCCGCGCCCTCGCCGATGCACGAGTCGCCTGTTGCATCGGGCGATCCGGTCACTGCGTACCTGCGGGCGCGGGCGGTGAAGGAGAGCTTCGCGGCGCGGACCGCCCAACTGGAATACGAGGAGCGCGCCGGAAAGCTGATCCCGGCGGCGCGTGCGGCCGAGTATGCCGCAGGGTTTTCTTCGATCGTCAAGGACGGATTGATGGCCATGCCGGATCGCCTCGCGCCGATGCTCGCGGCGGTGGATGACGAGAAGGCGATTCATCGAATGTTGGTGGCCGAGGTTTCAGCGGCACTGCGGAAGGTGAGCAAGGCAGTCGCGGACGCGGGTCTGTAGAGATGCAACCGTTTTCCATTCACGAGGTCGGTGCAGCGGCGATGCTGCCGCCGCGAGACATTCTGGTCTCGCAGTGGGCCGACGAGAATCGCGTCCTCACCGGCGGCGCGGCGGCCGAGCGGGGCCAGTGGCGCACCCGGCATTACCAGCGGGAGCCGATGGACGTGCTCAGCCCCGCCCATCCGTGCCGCCAGGTGGTCTTGCTGTCGGCGGCGCAGATGATGAAGACCGAGGTCCTACTGAACTTCCTCGGCTTCATCGCCGATGTCGACCCGGGACCGGTGCTGGTGGTGGAACCACGCACCGAGGATGCCAAGGCGCTCTCGAAGGACCGCGTGGCGCCGATGTTCAAGAGCACGCCGAGCCTGCGCGGGAAGATCGCTCCCGTCAAATCGCGCGACTCCAACAACACGACGCTGCACAAGGTGTTCGTCAACGGCGCGGGGCACATCACGTTCACTGGAGCGATCTCGCCGTCCGGTCTTGCCATGCGGCCGATCCGATACGCGCTCCTTGATGAGGTGGACCGCTATCCGGCAAGCGCCGGCACGGAGGGCGATCCGGTTTCGCTGGCCGTCCAACGCACCGCGGAGTTCCAGCACAACAAGAAGATCGTCATGGCGTCCACGCCGACGATCAAGGGCGTCAGCCGGATCGAACAGGCTTGGATCGAAAGCGACCAGCGCGATTACTTCGTGCCGTGCCCCAAGTGCGGACACTACCAGGTGCTCGTGCTCGGAGACGGAACGGGACCGGGTCTGGTTTGGCCCGACGGGAAACCCGAAGATGCCATGTACCGCTGCGCGGGCTGCCGCGAGCTCATTCCGCACCACCAGAAACCGTGGATCGTGGAGCGTGGCGAATATCGCGCGCAGAATCCATCCTCGCCGATTCCGGGCTTCCGCATCTCACAGTTGGTCTCACTGAAGCGCGCGTGGGGTTCGATCGCCACCGAGTTCATCGCGGCAAAGAAGTCGCCGGAGACGCTCAAGGCGTTCATGAACACGGTGCTCGCGGAGTTGTGGGAAGAGCATCACGAAGTGCCGACCGATGCCCGAGCGTTGTGGAATCGCTGCGAGCCGTTTGAAGCGGAGGCCCCGGATGGCGTCGCGTTGGTCACGGCGGGAGTCGACGTGCAGGCCGACCGGCTCGAGGTGGAGATCGTCGGCTGGGGCCGCGACGAAGAATCCTGGTCGATCGCGCATCATGTGATCCCGGGCGATGTCACTCGCAAAGAAGTGTGGGATCACCTGGAAGGCTTGCTCCTGTCCGAGTGCATGCACGACTCCGGTCAGCCGCTGCGAATCGTTACGGCGTGCATCGATTGCGGATTCAAGGATGCCACGGTGCTGCGGTTCACGCGCGACCGTTATGCGCGCCGCGTCTATGCCGTCAAGGGACGCGCCGGCGAGTCTCCAATCTGGCCGCGCAAGCCGAGCCGGAAGAACCAGACTCCGTTCTTCATGGTCGGAGTGGATGCCGCAAAGACGGCGCTTTATGACCGGCTGAAGATCCAGGAGCCGGGGCCTGGCTATTGCCACTTCCCGATCGGCCGCGACCAGGAGTATTTCGATCAACTCACGGCCGAGAAGAAGTACACGCGCTACCACCACGGCTATCCCAAGCAGGAGTGGCGGAAGCCGCCGACGGCGCGGAACGAAGCGCTGGACTGCCGCGTGTACGCTTACGCCGCGCTGCACGCGCTCTATGCAAGCGGTTTGAAGCTGACCGTCTACTGCGATCGCTTCGCGCAGATGGGGCGGTCGCGTAGAAAAGAGATGCAGTCGATTCCTCCGGCGGTCATCGTGGCCCAGGCCGAACAATCTGAACGGCCTGTCGAGGGACGAACTCAAGAGCGCGCGGACGGATGGGTACCACGGCGTGACTGGTTTGGGAGAAGCTGACGTGGCGTTAACGATTCCACAGTTGCAAGCGAACCTGGACGCGGTCAACCAGGCGCTCGGCAATCCTACGTTGAAGGTGCGGTTCCCGGACGGGCGCGAGGTGACCTATCGCTCCGTCGACGATCTCCGCAAGGCCAAAGCCGAGATTGAAGAGGATATTCGGCAGACCAGCGGGAAGCCGGGGAGCCGCGTGACGCTCGCGCAACACCAGCGTGGAGACGGCCCGACTGGTCCAACGTTGGACGACCGGTGGTGATAATGACGAGGCTGCCGGAACTCATCGACTCGCTCGAACGCTCGCCGCGCCAAGGCGCAGCCGCGGATGATCCCGAGGGCGCGCGGTACGTGGTCATCAGCGAAACGGCATTGAACTTGATCATCAAGGAGCTTCGGCAGGGACTGCCCGAAAGGCCGGGCGCAGAATACTTCGGCTCCGATGTGCCTGAATGAATCTTCTCGACAGAGCCATCGGCGTTGTCGCGCCACGGCTCGCGCTCCAACGCGTGCGGAATCGCGTGGCGCTGGAACTGACCCAGGACTACCTGGAGCGGCACGCGCAACGATTCCGTTACGAAGGCGCAACCGCAGGCCGGCGCGCCCATGGGTGGTACGCCGCCTCGACGGACGCCAACGTCGAGCTGATGGGGTCGCTGACCTGGCTCCGCAACCGTAGCCGCGATCTTATCCGGAACAATCCGTATGCGGCGCGCTCGATTGAAGAGTTGTCTGGCAACGTCGTCGGAACAGGGATCGTTCCGAAAGCCAAGACCGGAAACGCCGCGATCGACAAGATCATCGACGCGGAGTGGCCGTTCTTCGCGGACGCCTGCGACACTCCGCAGCGGCTGGACTTTTATGGCATGCAGACCTTGGCGGTCCGCACCATGGCAGAGAGCGGTGAAGCCATTCTGCGGTTCCGCCCGCGTCTTGCTGCCGCTGGGTTGCGCGTTCCGCTTCAGCTTCAAATGCTCGAAGCCGACTTCCTAGATCAGTCCCGAACGATGGGGCTGGTCAACGGCCACGTGATGGAGGGCGTGCAGTTTGACGACCTCGGACGCCGCGTCGCTTACTGGCTGTTCACGTATCACCCGGGCGGCGTGCTGATCCTCAATCCGCGCGGCGGAATCATCAGCCAGCCAGTGCCGGCCGATCAGATCATGCACGTCTATCGCGTGCTGCGGCCTGGCCAGGTCCGGGGCGTGCCGTGGCTGTCACCCGTGATGATGGCGCTCCGGGATCTCGATGATTACTGCGACGCGGAGCGCGTGCGCAAAAAGGTGGAGGCGTGCGTCACCGCCTTCGTGCAGCAACCGGAAGGCATCGAGGGCGACCCGCTGGGCATCTCCGGCACCGACCCTGTCACTAAAGCTCCGGTGGAAACTTTCCAACCTGGAATGGTCGAGTACCTGAAGCCCGGCCAGGAGATCAAGTTCAACAACCCTCCGGCCGCGGGCGGTTACCGCGAGTACAAGATGACCGAGTTGCAGGGGATCATGGCGGGCATTGGCCTGCCCTACGAGCTGGGCACGGGCGACATGTCGCAGGTGAATTACTCCTCCTGGCGCGGCGGCATGTTGGGGTTCCGCAACACCGTTGAGGCTTACCGGTGGCTGACCCTGATCCCGCTCTTCTGTATGCCGGTGTGGCGGCGCTTCGTGGACACGCTGATCCTCCAGGGCAAGATTCCACAGAAGGCACTTGATGATCCGAAGGTCGCCGTCCACGCGGTGCAGTGGACCGCGCCGAAGTTCGAGAGCGTCGATCCGGTGAAGGACGCGGCCGCGGAACTGAAGATGATTCGCACGGGGACGCTCGATCTGTTCGAAGCGATCTCGCGCAACGGCTACGACCCGGAAGAGCGGTTACAGAAGATCGCGCGCATCAACAAGGTGCTCGACAAGCTCGAAATCATTCTGGATTGCGACCCGCGCAACGTCACTGATCGGGGCCAGGAGCAGCCCGCCGCATCCGAGGAGCGCACGCCGAGTTCAAAGGCCGCGGTTGCCGCTCCGCCGCGCCCGGCCGGGGTTTCGAATGAGGCTGGCGACGTCGCGGCCATCACCGAATTGCTGGCTGGTGTAGGTGCCTCGCGGTCCTGGGATTCGCCCTCCAGAATTTATCGCTCGTAGAAGAGAGGCTCACATGAAAGAAAGTCAGGCGCTTGAGTTTTTCGCCGCCTCGGATGCCAAGCCCGTTGCCAGCACGGCGAACGACAAGGACGGCACGATCGATGTCATCTGGTACACCGGCGCGCAGGTCCCGAGGAAAGATCCCGATACGGGCGAGCCGTATATGCTCACGCTCGACATGGACGGTGCGCGCCTGGACCGGCTGAACGCCGGCGCGCCCATCTTCGACACCCACTTCACCGGCGACGATTACAAGTCCGTGGCCGCCGGGAAGGCGGGGACGAAGGCGCAAGTCGGCGTCGTGAACAAAGCGTGGGCCGACGGTGCGAATGGGATGGCAACGCTGAAGTTCGATCTGGGAGATCAGGACGGCGCTGATCTGTTCCGCAAGGTGTCCAGCGGGATCGTGCAGAACCTGAGTTTCGGAGCATGGATCTACAGCCGGGAGAAAACGAAAGTCCAGGCCCAGACCGCGGGCATGCCGGAAGGCAAGCCGGCCTACAGCAACCCGAACGAGATCGGCATGTTCACGGCGACCGACTGGGAGCCGTTCGAGATTTCGGTTGTTCCGATCCCGGCCGATTTCAGCACAACGTTCTTGGCCGCCCAAACAACGGGCGGCGAAGCAGCACGGGCAATCAGCCCACAAAAGGAGAAACCTGCCATGGCAGAAACCACTACGCAGGCGGGCACAGAGGCCCGTGTGAACGAGCAGGACCTCGCCGCGGCGCGCGGTGAGGCGGTAAAGCTGGAGCGAGAGCGCGTTGTCGAAATCGAACATCGCGCTACTCGCTTCAAATCTATTCTCGGAGATGACTTTGTCCGTAAAGCCATCGCCGATGGCAAGACGGCCGATCAGTTCAGCGTCGACGCATTCGCGGCGCTGAGCGCGAAGGGGCAGGAGGGCGTGGGCGGGCGCGAGCTGCCGATTCGCAGTGAACTCAGCATCACCCGCGACGGCGGGGAAACCCGGCTGGCCGCGATGCAGTGCGCGATGCTGCTGCGCCACGACCCGAAGTTCTTCCTTGCGAAGCATCCCAAGACCGGCGAACCGCTGAGCGGGTGCGGCCAGGACCACCAGCGGCGCGCCGAGGAGATGGGGCGAGAGTACGTGGGTCTGTCGCTCATGGAGATGGCGCGCGAGTCCCTTGAAATCCGCGGCATCAACCACCGGGGAATGAACAAGAACCGCATCGCTGAACTGGCGTTGCAAGCGCCGAGCCGGGGCGCGGAGTTCTTCGGGGGCGGCGCGGAATCGACTTCGGACTTCCCTGCGATCCTCGCCAACGTCGCCAACAAGACGCTGCGCCAGGCTTACGAAGCTTACCCGCGAACCTTCCAGCCCTTCTGCCGTCAGGTCACCGCGCCCGACTTCAAGCCGATCAATCGCGTTCAGTTGAGCGATGCGCCGGCCCTCCAGCAGTTGAATGAAAAGGGCGAGTACCACCGGGCGAACCTCACCGACATGAACACGAACTACTCGCTTCAGACTTTCGGCGAGGTCGTGGCCATCACGCGCAAGGTCATCATCAACGACGATCTTCAGGCGCTCACCCGCATCCCGGCGATTCTGGGCGTCGCCGCTGCGCAGCTTGAATCGAACACGGTCTGGGCTCTCATCACGGCGAACGTGGTGATGACGCTGGACAACAAGGCCATTTTCCACGCGGCGCACAACAACCTGCTGAGCGGGGTGGCCAGCAGCATCGATCCCACCGTGACCAACGCTGCCCCGCTGACGGCGCTGGCCAAGGCGCGCGTGCAGATGCGGCTCCAGAAGGCTCCGCAGGGGACGCCGCTCGACCTGGTGCCCCGCTTCATGGCGGTGCCGCCGTCGCTCGAAACTTACGCGCTCCAGTTGATCTACCCGATCAACATCGCGTCGTCCGATCAGACCAAGGTTGTGCCCGAGTGGGTCCGTTCGCTCGTCCCGGTTGTCGAGCCGCGTCTCGATAACACCACCGGCACGGCGACCAACTGGTTCTTGTTCACCGATCCCGCGCTGATCGATACGCTCGAATACTGCTATCTCGAAGGGCAGCAGGGTGTTTACATCGAAACCCGCCAGGGCTTCGAAGTGGACGGCGTCGAGATCAAGGCGCGCATGGACTTCGGCGCGGCGGCAATCGATTATCGCGGCCTGCAAAAGAGCGTGGGCGCCTAGAACTTCAACAGGAAAAGGAGAACAGATCATGCAGAACTACGTTCACCGAGGGGAAACCCTCACGGTCACCGCGCCCTACACCGTCGTTACCGGCCAGGGCGTTCTTGCTGGAAACATCTTCGGCGTCGCGGTATTCAATGCGGCTTCGGGCGCGTCGCTGGAGATCGTCACTTGGGGCGTCTTCGATCTCGCGAAGGATGCCAGCACGTTCAATCCCGGCGACAAGGTTTACTGGGACAACGTCAACTTCGTGGCCACGTCCGCTCCACCCGCATCGCCGTCCACGACTCCCGGAAACCGCGAGATCGGCGTGGCCGACCTTGTACAGGCTAGTGGCGTCAACGCTCCGGGCGGCCTGACCGGCGACGCGACCGTCCGCGTGCGCTTGAACCTCTGTTCAATCGGCCTGGTGACTTCGTCCGACATGGACCCCAGCCTGTTGCAGAAGATCACCGTGGTGCTTACGGCCGCGCAGATCGAGGCCATGAATGGCGCGCCGGTGAATGTCATTCCCGCGCCGCTCGCGGGCCAGGTAGTTGTGCCCGACCAGTTCGTGATTCAGACGAAGCCGGGCAGCACGAACTTCACTGGTGGCGGCGCGGTGACGTTCCAGTATCACGGGACCAGCGTCAATCCGCACGCTGGCAACCTCGCCGCGGCGACCGTCAACAGCGGCACCGCGAGCGTCAACGTGCTGGCTCCTCCTTCGGCTGGCTACCAGCCGCCCGCAGCGACCGGCATCGACATCACGAATGCCACGGCTGCGTTCGCCACCGGCAACGGCACGCTGGTTGTGACCGCTTACTACAGCGTCATCACGCTCGGGTAATGTCCGACTGGTCCGCAATCGATGCGGCGGCGAACGCCGTCATGCAACAAACGTTCGGCGAACCGGTCGTGTATCAGCCGGTGCAGGCAGGCGCGGAGGTGGGCGCTCCACGGACGATCACCGCCGTCCGTCACCCTCGCATGCCCGAAGAGTCCGGTGCGATGGCCAGCTTCGAGGAGATCTCAGTCAATCCGTCCGACTTCGCGAATCCGCCGGCCAAGGGCGATTGGGTGACTGCCTGGGGCTCGCAGTACGTCGTAACGGCTCTGCGCCAGCCCGATGCCTACGGCATGATCGCTCTGACATTGCTCCAGCGCTCGTGATCAATCCACGAATCATACTCGGCGAGTGGGTGACTGCGCTCCAGTCCTGCCCGGACTTGGTCGCGGCGCTGGGCGGCGGGGACCCTGCCAACATTCGGGCCTTCATGGAAGGGCTGGCCACCGACAACAACGTGCGGTTGGCCATCTTGCAGATGCCGCCCGGCTCGATCCTGGTTGCCTGGCACGGCACCACGCCGCGGCGTCTCACGGGCGGGGCGCTGCATTTCGCGCATCGCTTCTCGCTTTATCTGCGGGCGGCCGAGCAGGACTCGGGCGGCACGTATGCCGATCTGTTCTGGCTGCTCGTGAGCGCTATACCATCGGGCGCTCCGTCGTGGTCATCGCTTCTGCATTTCCAGATCGATCCCGATTGCTACCCGATGGATCTGGATCTGCCGTCGGCCCAACGAAACACAGTTGTGGTGAGCGCCGACGGGGCAACCCTCGATTACTTTGAAGTTCAAGCAACGCTGGTCGAACAAGGCAATCCCGGCGGGGAATGAGGAAACACATGGACACCGTACACATGAGATCGCCCGAGGGCGAAGTGAAGGAAGTCGAGGCGACCACCGAAGCGCTCACGCCGCTCATGGTCGCAGGCTGGCATCAGGTTCCCGCGCCGGCGGCGGAACCCGAGGCAGTAGGCCCGAAGCCGGCAGCCCCGGCTGGGGAGGAAAAGTAGAATGGCAAACGTCAACGAGTTGATGGAGGGCTGGGGCTTCGGCAAACAGACAGCCATCGGGACGGCCAACACGTCGACGGCGATCTGGCGTCAGACCAACCTCAATACCAAGCCGTGGGCGAAAGTCCCGGTGAACGAGGATGATCGGGCCGAAATCGGCAAGGGCCATGAGTTCCCGACGCAGCTTTTCAGGTCGCACTACAACATGCCGCCTTTCGAGCTTTCGAAGTACGCCTCATCGGAGTTTCTCGCTTGGGCGATGTGCTTCTCTATGGGGAACGTCACCCTGACCGGCAGCGGTCCCTATACGTATGTCATCGTTCCGGCCTTGGGCGCCACGAACGCGACCGGCCTCGAGTTGCCGTACTTCTCGTTCGTGCAGCAGATCCGGCCCGGTGGGTCTGCGGTGTTGGACGAAATGCTGGTGGGGTGCGCCGTCAAATCGTGGAAGCTGTCGATCAAGAACAGCCCGGGCCGCGCCAGCGCGATGTGCTCGGTGGAATGCATGACCACGGGTCAGTACACCTCTCCCAGCGGCATCACGCTGCCCGCCGTTTCGACGCCGCATGAATTCAATGCCGGCATGATCACCGCGTTAACCTTCAACGGGATCAACTACCTTTCGGGCGGCAGCGCGAAGCAGTTCGTCTCCATGGAAGCGTCATGGGAAAACAACTTCCGGCCCGGCTTCTTCCCTGGCTCGGGTGCGCAGGATGGCTACCAGATCCAGGGACGATTCGAGTGGGGAGATCGCGCCTTCGCGGTGCAGTTCGTGGTGCGCGTCCAGGCCGGATCGACCGAGTATTCGAACCTGATCAACCTAACGACCGGGACGGCCACGTTCACCATGGCGCGCGACGCCAACAATTCCTTCTCGATGCTCATCCAGAAGATGGGCTTCAGCGTCGCCGAGCTGGGAAACACGGAAGGCATCGTGACGCTCCAGATCACCGGCGTTCAACTCTACGACGCCACCAACGGGCTGGTGACGATGACCATCATCACGCCGTTAACGGGCATCTGCCAATAGGAGTTCATATGGAAACCGAAAAGAAAGCGGGCTTCGACGCAACGAAGCCGTTCGTCGTCCCGATTCTCTCAGGCGGTGAAAAGACCTGCGAGGTGCGGTTCCCCTCGGACGAAGAGTGGTGCGCGTGGGCGCGTGCGCAGCGCACTGTTCGGCATTTCCTAGGGCGCGGAAAATCGCAAAGTGAGGACGTGGATCTGCCGAAGATCAACGCCGAACTGTTCGCCAAGATTCGCACCGACAAGGATGGTCCCGAGTTCGATGATGCTGAGGCCGGCATGGTGATCGGGCGGGTCGAGCGCTGCGCTGTGGCCCATGTTGAGCGCGAAGGGATCAACTACCGAATCGAGATGAAGGTCCCTGGCGCCCGCGTGGTTCATGTGCTGCGCATGCCGACCGCCAAGGAGATGCAGGACCACGAACGTGGTTCGACCAGCGTCGTCGCCGCGCGCAGATCCGTCGAGACCCGCGCGTTCTTGGAACCGAGCGGCGCGCTCTACGACAAGTTGCATGTCTCGCACGATGGTTATGCCGGCGCCGTGCCGATCGTCCACAAGTCGGCGGCGGTCTCCGAGGTGATCGCGCAACTGGCGATCGAAGCAGACGAAGACCCGGAATAGCCACGCCCGGCGACTGGCCGGAAGACCCGGGCGTTCACTTCCTGATCCGGTCGGTCCTGCAACAGGGGACGCTCTGTGGGTCTGAAGAAGACTGTCCCGACCGCGTCTTCCGCTGCCGGAAGTGCGGATACTCTGCGCACGCGGAGTTGGATGGCTGCCCTGCGTGCGGCGCGGATTGGAAGGCCATCGACGTCAGTCACGGGCCTGGTTGTCCCAAGAACCTGCTCGAAGAGGCGATGGACACACCGAACGGCGCTCTGGTTCGGCGGTGCTTCCGCATTCTCAACGCGAAGAACATCGGGTTGACCATCACGCTCGCGGATATTACGGAGGAGGAATTCCGAGTGCTGGAGCTGATCGAGACCGAGCGACAGGAACGGATCAACGGTGGCGACCATGGCAAGAGAAAGTGAAGCGTTATACTGCAGCTATGGCTCAACACACCGTCAAGCTGACCCGAATACCCGAGCTGGAAGTGGGCAAGAAAGACATGCGTTTTGAGATCGGAGGTGATGAAAACGCTAAACTCGGGACTCTTCTGGTGAGCAAAGGCGGCATCGAGTGGCGTCCGTACAAGAAACAGAAACGGCATCTTTCTTGGGAGAAGTTCGACCAAATTATACGTGACCACTGGGGAGATTGAGATTGCTTAAGCGGTCGAGGCCTTTGGGCTAAGCTGCTATCCATGAATCCGCACGCGCGATCTCTTGAGATAACCGTTACCGTTCGCCTTGAGTTCTTCTTTAAGCATCCGGAAGTCCTCTTTCTCTCCCGGACTTCCCACGTCGCCGAGGATATCAGCCTCAATCAACGCCCGGCTGTATTCAGGAAGAAGGAATGTTGTGAGACGACGGAAGTTTACCCTCCAGGTTCGCGGGTCGTCGCCCTCTTCGGAAGCGTTTTGCAGGAACCCTTGCTCTATCTCATCCATGGCGTCAACGCGCTCGGCCTCAAGAAATGGCTCCGCAATCGACTTGCACACTCGCAGGCGCTCGCCTCGGTAGGAGTAGACAATCGCCTCATAGACGTCACCGTATTTGGTAGTCAAATCGGGAAGAGGATACACATGGGGAGAGTGGCACCGGTAAAATTCCTCGACATCCTCAGGGAATGCAGTATCAAAATGCGCGGTGCTTTCGGTGTAGCACGGCAGATTTTCAAACAGTCCCCACGTCATAGCGACGTACTCGCTGCGAACTAACTCTTCCATCTGATCGCCGATTTCAGTCAAATCGTTCCCACTGTCATACGCGAAAACCTGAAAGGGATTAAACCACGCCCAGCACAACTCTACAATCTCGTCAATTGAGGAGTTGGCAAAGCGGGTGGCGCGTGCAGGAGTGTAATAGCGTCTGGCTGTGCGTAAGCGTGCACGGCTTTCGCCGGAAAGGAAACAATGCGCGCGCGCCCTCGCCACGTCAACGCCGTTAGCAAAATCTGCCTCCACTGCCTTCCAACGTGCGCGAAAGAGGTGGGCCAAAAGCTCCTCACATTTCTTCGCTTTCGCGAAAACGACCGAGTACTTTGGCGACTTGCGTGATGGTCTTGACGCCGACTGCCACTTTTCCCATAGTTTGGGATCGATGTAAGCGGAAAGCGCAACAACTGGTGAGGTGTTGAGCTTCGCTGCCACGGCAGTCGCGACCTTCCTCATTTTGGCCCTCAACTCTTTGTCAGTCTTTGGCGGTGTGATCTTCTTTATTTCTTCAACCGCTTGTCGTCTGGCCAGGACGAGACGGAAATCCTTCGACTTAAAATCGCTTACCTCTTCCTTTGTGTGCTGTGCATTACTCATGATGATTGTCCGTAGTGCTTCAACTGCCGCCGCCTGCTGCGAACGCCATTGGGTTCAGAATATGACACCCACACATGGAAGTCCGGGACGAACTCCTTCAAAGGTAATCGATATAGAGCAACCGGTGCCCGGCGCGGCGGTAGTGTCGGTGCCATTGACCTGCAAACGCTCATCTTAACGCGACGACGGACGACCCAGAAGACTCTTCCCTGCAGCCGACAACCCATGCCCAGATTTCAAACCGTCGTCAAAAGCGCCCGCTTCGTCTATTCGCCCTACACCGCGACCGAGATGCAGGGCTTCGCGCAAGTGCTGGCGGATTCGATCAGGGCGCGCATTCAGAGTGGGCAGAACATCTATGACCAGGCTGCGGCTCCGCTGAAACCCGGGCAGTCGGGCCGACGTGGCTATCCCGACTACAAATCCGCGCGTGGACTGAAGCCCATCCGCGACTGGACCTGGAGCGGGCATACCCTGCGCTGCCTGAAGGTTCTGACCGCGAATGAGAATCGCGCGGCGATCGGGTTTCTCGACGAGGCCCTCCCGGGCCGGCGCCAGACTGCTTCGCAGATCGCCGCCTTCAACAACCGGCGCGAGCGGCAGTGGGGCGTCTCGCCGCACGATCGCCAGGCGGTGCTAGCCGCGTTTCAGGCACGTCCCTTCGTGATGCTCAAGGCAGCTTGAAATGGCAGACCAAGCAGAACGCGTAATCCTCGAAGCCGAGGATCAGGTCAGTCCGGTAGTGGACAAGGCCAACGCCGGGCTTGACCGCTTCGAGAAACAAGCGGAATCGTCGCACGGCAAAGTCATCCGGATTTCGGATCAGACGCGATCCAGCGTCCAGCGCCTGATTACCTCGCTCGAAAAACAGGCCGAGACCTACGGCAAGAGCGGCGTGGACCGGCTGATCACGCAGCGGGATCAACTGTTGCAGCGATACAACCGCGAGCCGCAGGCCATTGACGCGATCACGCGGTCCTACGAAAAGATGATCGCCGCGGAGGAGAAGGTCGCGCGCGAAGCTCTCGCAGTCAAGGCGGCTAAGGAGGCCGAGGAAGCATTGCGAAAGCAGGCCGAATCCATCACTTCCTTCGGCGAGCGGGTCAGCCAGTCCATGGAGAATCCGCTCCAGGGAGCGAAAGGCGCGGTCACATCCGTGATGACGGCTCTTGGTCCCTTCGGCATCGCCGTCACGGCGGGTGCTGCTGTGCTTGGAACCATCGCGGCGTCCGCATTCGAGGCGGCGAAGAGTCTGGGCGAATATGGAACCCGCGTGAAGGACGCGGAACTACGCACCGGTTTGACCGCGAAAGAAGTCGGGCAATTCAGTTTCGCGGCCAAGGCAGTCGGGCAGGATATCTCGATTGTCGAGCGCCTCATGCGCGGCCTGTCCCAGGCGGCGAACGACAATTCCAACGAAGGTGAAAAAGCCCGGGCCACGTTGCGTGGGATGGGCATCGACTTCCATACCGCCACGGGAGAGATGAAACCCACGTCCGAGCTTCTGACGGAGATCTCCGAGGGTTTGAACAAGCTCCCGGAAGGGCTTCAACGGGACGCCGCCGCAATGGACCTATTTAAGAAGATCGGCATCGAGGCGATTCCGTTCATGACCGAGCTGAACGAGAATCTGCGCGTCGCCCACGAGCAGGGCTTCGGGCCGACCGAGGAGGATATCCGCCGCTTTACCGAGTACCAGCGTGAAGTGACCGTGCTCGAAACGAAATGGGACGCGCTGGTCCGCAAGTTCAAGGAAGGGCTGGTCGTCACCGTGACCTGGGTCGGGAAGGGCGTCGACTGGTTCCTCGAAAACATCTCAACTGCTCGTGACGAGGAACGGGAGCACCGCGAGGAGATCCAGGCGCTTCAAGACGCCGCGCAGATCAAGGCGTTGGGCGGTTACGGCGCGAGCGTGTCGGTCAGCGGCCATCGCAAGGAAGTGGCTGATATGGAGCGCCAGGCGCCGGAGATCATGAAAAACCGCGATGCCACCTTGAAGCGCATCGAGGATCTGCGGGCCGAACAGGAACGGTTGACCGGCAATTTCGGCATCCTGCAAGCGATTGCTCCCACTCGCGATGAGGAGACTCAGTCAAAACGCGCGGAGGAAATCCAAGGCCAGATTCAGCAGTTGCAGAAGATGCTGGAAGACGCCGAGGCGGCCACCAAGCGGAAGGATCTTCAGGCCGGCAAGGAAGAGACGGATCGGATTCGCGCGAGGTTCTTCGGCACGCACGACGGCATGGAGAGGGCATACGCCGACGCCAAGAAGGATGTCGAGCGGCTCCAGAAGCAACTGCTCGAACCGGACAAGCCCCTGACGAAGGCGCAGGCGCAGGATCTCGGCCAACAACTCCGCACTGCGGAAGCTACTGAAGCGCGCCGCAAGGCAGCACTGGATGCGGTCGCAAAGGGCGCGGAGCAGCTCAAGGAGTTCCAGCGCCAGGCGGCCGAGTTTGAAAAGAAGGGCGATGAATCTGAACTCGACGCGACCGGCAAGATCTACTATCTGCGTGATCAGCTTCTGAAACAGGCCGAGAAGGTGAAGGCGTCGGAGTCCGAGATTGCGGCGATCCGCGCGTCAGCAGAGAAGCAGGCGGGCGTCCTCTACAAGAAGTCGTGGGAGGAGTTTGAGAAGTACGCGGACAAACAAGACGCCGAGAAGCGGAAAAGAATGATCTCACTCATGATGCCGTCGAAGGAGCAGATGAAAGAGTGGGAGGAGGGCTTCGCGGCGCAGGAAAGGATCGAAGACATCGGGGTTCAGGCGCAACGGGAGGAGTTGCGGCGGCGGGCCGGCCGATCGCAGCGCATGGCGGAACTGACAGGCGGTGATCATACTCCGGTAGCGATGTCCGAGACCGAAAAAAAGGAGCTGGCGGCGCGAAAGGAAGAGGCTGCCGCGCAGCAAGCCTACCAGGTCCGACTCGATCTGGCCGTCCAGTTGGCTGGCATTGAAGCGGAGCGGATATCGAAAGAAGAGAACGCGGCGAAGCGTTCCGTCCTGGCGGCGCAGGCGCAGAAGGATCTGTTCACCGATCTCGCCCAGGCGCAGGATCAGTTCGAGGAGAAGCAAGCGCAGCTCCAGCATAAACGCGAGGAGGAGTTGCAGTCGCAGATTGACGGCTTGCAGAAGCAGGCCGAAAAGCTGATTGACGTTCTGTTCACGAAGCCTGCCAACTTCGGCAAGGACCTGTTGAACACGATCCACTCTGCGGTGCTCAAGCCGATCACCGAAACCTTAGGCGGCGCGGTCGCGAATGTGCTGCACCCGATCGTCTACGGGTCGGACGGGCAGGGTGGCATCAATGGCCTGCTGCGCGGCCCATCGAAGGATCCGGTGCGTGCGTCAACAGACATGAATACGGCGGCAACCATGCAGAACAGCGCGGTGATGGCAGGTTTGACGGCGATCCTGGCTGCTGGCATGGGAATCGCGGCTCCGCACGTGGCGACCGGGCCTTCCGGCGTATCGGGCATCTCCGTTCCATCGATTTCGGTTCCAGCGCCGGTATCCGGGTCGGTCGGCGTGAGCATGCCCACCACGTCGGGACGTGGTGAAGGTGCATCGCTTCCTGGGCCAATCGCTACCGCTGGCTCGGCTCCGGCAGCCGTTCCGAGCGTGGGCGATCTGATGAATCTTCCGATGAGCGCTCATGCCGGTGGCAGCATGAGTCCGCTCGCAACAATTCTTGGTTCCGGTTCCAAGGGTGGAACGTCCGGTCTCTACGGCCTGTTCTCCAAGGGTGGCGCCTCGAAGGCGCTCTCCAATCTGAAAGGCACGTTCTGGAACCAGGACGCGTGGAACGCTTCTGATAGCAACTTCTGGGGCGGCGTACAGGGCGTGGCGAAGTCTCCCGCCGCCGGTGCCGCCGGGATGATGCTCGCCACCAGCGGCCTGTTCGGATCACGGCGCGGCACGTGGGGCGGCACTCTTGAAAGTACCGCCGGAGGTGCCCTGATTGGCGAGCAGATCGGCGGTCCATGGGGAGCCGCAATCGGAGCGGCCGCGGGCTTCACCGCTGGAGTCGTCGAGCAGTTGCTCGGCATAAAGTCTCCCGAGAGGAAAGCGCACGACGATATCAAGAGCATCTACGGAGTGGACATCCCGCAGAACAGCGGCACCATCAAGCAAATCGTACAGATCGCGCAGTCACAGTTCGGCGGTAATGTCGGAGTGGCCGTGCGGTCCCCGAGCGTCCGTCAACTGGTGATGCTGTACTCGGAATCCACAGGCCAGAAGATGCCGCTATCGGCAACGACGCCGTACGCCGGGAGCTTAGCGGAACAGGGCGGCAAGCTTTACCAACAAGCCAGCTACCAGGATGGCCAAGCTCACGTTTATGCCTCAAACATCCCGACGCTCGGTGGCATCAGCGCGGGCGTTTATCCGACGCAGGGCAGCCCGAATACGGGTGGCGGAAGCGGAGCAACGTACATGTCGCTGAACATCAGCGGAGCCGACGCGGCGAACTTCATGACCGGCCAGTTCGTCACACCGCAGTTCGTGACTGACCAGGCCATGGCCGCGCAGTATTCGAGCTATGGCCGCACGCAGCAATCCGCCAACATGCAGTTGCCCGGGTTAACAGTGGCCTGAAACGGCTTCGTCGTCCCCACCACAAGGAATCGATCCATGCGGAGATTGCTCATCTTTCTCATCTGCGCCGCGCTGTGGCTTGCCAACGCACTCCCGTGCCGGGCGCAGCCGACGCTGACCACGATCCAAGATACGCTCTACAATCTCGACGGTTCGTTGATGAACGGGAACCTCGTCGTGAACAATGCGGCTTTCTCGGTCGGAGGCGTGCCGATCGCGCGTGGCGCGCATGCCTTTCCGATCACGAACGGCGTCGTCAATATTCAACTCGCACCAACGGATCACGCGAGCCCGGCCGCCGCTTACACGGTAAACACGGTCTCGAACGGGCAGACTTCGACGAGCGTATGGTCGGTGCCGACACTCCCGTCGTCCCGGTGCCCATCAGGGGCTTGCACCATCGTGCAGGTCACAACGCTTTACACACCCGGCCCGACGACGACGGTCGCGGTCTCGCAACTCTCGAAGCAAAGCGCCACCAATGGACAGCTCGTCTGCGACATCAACGGTGTGGCGGGATGGTGCAATCCGGCGGCCACAGGAGTCACCTCGTTCAATGGCAGGACAGGTGGGGTCTCGCCTTCAGCGAACGATTACAACTTTAATCAACTCGTGGGCGCGGCTTCGGTCGGGCAACTCCCGACAGGAATCCCGGCCCCCAACATTGGAGGCGGCAGCGTAGGCAACACGGCTTTCGGATACGTCGCCGGCCTGACAAGCGATGCGCAGGCCCAGCTCAATGCGAAGCTCGCGGCGGCGAACAATCTCTCAGACGTAGGCAATGCAGCGACGGCCTTGTCGAACCTCGGCGGGCTCTCAAAAGGTGCTGTCATCACCTGGATCGATCAGTATTGCAGCGTACCGGGCACCTATAACGACACGTGTTTTTCAGGCGCGTTTAGCGCGGCCGGGTCCGCACAGAATGTGACCTTCATGATGGGTCCGAACACGTACACGTTGCAAAACGGGCTGTCGATTTCGAGCAAGACCGGCTGGACCATCATGGGCCTGAAGGCTCGCAGCAAGCTCACCGTGAAGAACGGACTGAACGCGGCGATGTTCACCCTGAACGCGACGACCGATTTCGCGATGCGAGACGTGTTCGTGGACGGCAACTACCAGAATCAGACGAGCGAAGCCTCGGTTATTTCGGCGACGGGCATCATCGGCCTGATCCTCCAAGGGAACCGGCTCGCGAACGTAAAAGGCCGAGCCGTGGTCGTGAGCAACTCGGCCTATGACTTCAACGACGGCCTGTCCATCGTGGACAACATCATTTCGGGCACCACGGATTCCGCGCTTTACCTGGCACTCCGCTACGACGGCCTGACGATCACCGGGAACCGGATCGATAACGTGGGCGTGGATGGAAGCAACCCGCAGAAAGCCGCCGCGATCTATATTACCCACGGCGGCAGCTTCGGCGGCCTCATCACGGTGGGCTACACCGGGAATTACATCATGGCGTCGCCCGCCGTCAACAACAACACGTATTTGCAGTACGGAATCTTGTTTGATGCGATCGGCGGCGCGCCGGTCACGGACATGTCGAATTCGTATTCCAACGTTGGGACGAACTGCGGCAGCATCAACAGCGCTTTGACTTGCTCGACGGCCATTCCGAGCGCCGTCAGCGGGAACACCACGCAGATTTACCCCGTCGGCTATTGTTCGTCGGTCGGCGCGATTCCTCAACCGAGTCCACACTTCATGGGGTCGAGCGCGGCGATGCAGTGCGTCTCGATCGGAGGCACCCCCATGGCGGCAGTTCCGCTGGCCCACGGAGGCGGCGACGTATATGCGTCGATGCTCTTTGAGACTCCGGTGACGTACAATTCCGTGTCGCTGTCCTGGGCTGGTTACACGGATGCTTCCGGCGGCAACGTGAACTTCATGGCGCTCATGGCCTGCGCGCCGTTCAGCGTGTCGACCGGACCGTCCTTTCCTTCGATGCCGGCAGGCTCTAGCTCGTATTCCGTGACGGCCAACGGCGGCGGAAGTTCGATAGCCACTTCTCAAATCAACGAGTTCACGGGGCCGTATGGTCTCGGCATTAACGCGTCGTGTCCCAATCCAATGTCCGGTGCCGTGATCACGCGCCTATATCGGCGCGGCAGCAACGGACCTGACACTAACACCGGTACCTTGTGGATTGTTTGGGCCAAGCTGGAACAGAACTTCAAGGTTCAGTAACAGTCATCCGATCATGCCCGGCAATATTCAAAACGCTGCGCCGAGCGGCGTGATGCCAGCCTCGCTGTGCACGGCCTTCTCGGAGTTGCGCGAATACGTTCAACTCCAGAACCAGTATCACGACGGGACCGTCCAGCGATCGCAGCTTGCGCAGACCTCGCGCCGGACGTTCCGGCTCAGCAAACGCTTGAGCGCCTCGCTGCTTTCCACGCTATACAGCTTCTGGATTTCCAAGAATGCCGGCCTGACCCCGTTCTCGTATTACAATCCGTTCGATGTGGCGTTAGGCCAACAGATCGGCAGCAATTACGATTCGACCGGCAACAACACGCAGGGGCGCGCGACGGTCGTATTTCGCGGCACCTGGGCGCAGGCGACGGATGTCGCGCGGACGAACGTCCAGGGGCTGGAACTTGTGGAGGTTGCGTAGAGCGTGTGACCAACCTTCCACGTAGGTCGTTGGCTGAGCCTCGCAGCAGACTGGGCTGTAACCTCGGGTGGCCGACGACCATTCGTCCGAAACCCAAATCCGACCCTTCCCATGATGGCCGTCTGGGGACCATCTGTCCGAGACGGTCAACGCTGGAAGGTACGAGTCATGAACTGCCGATCTGAACCCTCTCTAAACGTGTCTTCCTCCACGGCTCTTGTGAATGCGGTTAAATTAAATACTCAGGTGGCTGCCAAACGGTACGCCGGTGCCACGCTGGCGAAGCTCATCCTATGTCCCTTGACGCGTCGCAGCTCCTTCCCGCTGATGACACCGGGCGTGTCACGTTTGAGCGATTTTGCTATCAAGCCCATATTGCCTTCCCGTTCTGCTTGAACTGCGCCCTCGGCGGCGATGTAGTATGCGTCGTAGCCGAGCACGTCGAGGACATTGCTGTCCAGTTCAACGCCGGTTGGCGTTTTCTCCAGATCAAAACAAGAGATCTTGAGAAGGGGCCCTGGACATTAAGCGACATCACGGCTAAAGGCGGGGGCCTGCACAGTCTCCTACGTTCGCACAGGATTCTCGGTTCTCTTCCAGCTACGTTAGAGCTGCACGTTGAAGGGGCTATTCAACGAAAAGATCTGCTCCAAAAACTGATGACTGAAGGTGGGCAGTGCGACGTGACCCTTTTAGAGAAGTTGGAGAAGTCCTTGAAAATCGACGGCGCTGAATGCCGGGACTTCGTCAAGCGCCTTCGAATCTTCCATTCATATCCGACGCGAGAAACAATTCGAGCCCAAAACACCCGTTTGCTTGTTAATCATGCGGGGCACCTTTCCGCGTCGATATTAGACGAAATCTATGACCGTATGTTGATGCTTATTTACTCGTCGATGCAAGCGAAGGTCCTCCCGCACAATTGGAAGAACGCGTTCCTGACGCGCGGCGTCCTCCGGGGCAAGGCTCAAGAACTCTTCCTGCAAAAGCAACTCTCAAGGGAACATTTCAAGACTATTGTGCAGCCGATAACCGTCGGACCGCAGCCTCTTCTCAAGCGCCTGGTCGACAACAGCGGGCAGCCTCCCACGCTCCTGGAGCAGAAGCTCATCATGGGGGGTGCTTCAACGGAGATCATCCAGCACGCCAAGACATTGCGCGCACATGCAAGTCAGCGTGAGCTTGAGTTGTTGTCCTCTCAAATGTATGAAGACGGGGTGCTCGAAGATGTGCAGACGCGGCTGCTTATAAGAGCTCACGGTCTCGTGAATGAACACGGCTCAGGAAAAACGCCAGCCGCTGCGATATGGAACGCCCTGCTGCAGGTACTCGGACAGCAACATCAGGTTATCGACAGGAAAGGTCTCTTCCACAACGACCCCGACCTCCTACTTGGCGCCATTTGTAACCTCTCCGATAAGTGTCAGACCGGCTGGGGGATCGCCGATGCGTAAGGAACTGTTTCAGCCGACAGCCGAGGGCGAAGCTCGCCTGCTGTTACTGATCAATGCGTTCACCACACCAAAGAACAGCCTTGAGGGTCGCACGAAGCTTGCGAAGCTGGACTTTCTTCTCCGGTACCCTTCCTTTTTACAGCGTGCACTTTCTATACACGCTCCGAGGGTCATTTTTCCTCAATCTTCGGAGGCCGACGAAACCATTGAAACGCGGATGCTGCGCTACCGGTACGGACCTTGGGACCCGGCGTATTTCGCCATTCTCGGTAGTCTGATCGGAAGAGGCCTCGTCGTTCCTGTCCCGACAGCGACAGGAATCGGATACCGCAGTACGCCAAGCGGTCAAGGGCTCGCGTCCCGGATCGCGTCGACCGAGCCGTGGCAAGACGCCGCACGATCGGTGAAGTTACTCAAGACGCATTTCGATAAAAGTGGAAGTTGGCTGAAGGATTTTATCTATCAGCACTTTCCTGAGGTCGTTTACAGCTCCTGGGGACAAACGCTATGAGAGCGCGGATCGAAGGTATTCAACTGATCGGAACGAAAAGAGATGTTGAGTTCGCGCCAGGGCTGAACATCATCACCGGTCCCATTGCTTCTGGAAAGACAACCCTCATCCGATTGTGCCACGGGCTTTTCGGAACCGGTTTGGAGAACTTTCCTCTCGAGGTTCGACAACACGTCGCGGCCATTGGCGGACGACTCATCCTCGGGGACCATCAGTTTTCCGTGGTCCGGCCGTTCACGACGACAAAGAACGCCAAGATAGACATCTCCGGCCTCGGATCTGCACTTCGACTCCCGGCGCTCGTCGTGGATGCGTCTGCCACGTATACATACGGGCAATGGCTGCTTCGCACACTCGGTTTGCCTGATCTGCGTGTCCCGTCTGCGCCAACACGCCCCGACAGTGATCTAACCCCGGTATCGATTAATGACTTCTTCCTCTACTGCGTGCTGTCGCAAGAAACAATCGACAACAGCGTTTTTGGGCATCGAGATCCATTCAAGAATGTGAAGCGGAAGTACGTGTTTGAGGTGCTGTATGGAATCTACAGTGCGGAAGTCTACCAGGCGCAGGAACGTCTTCACGAGGTCAACACGGAACTCGGACAACTCGCATCGCGGGCGTCAAGCTTTCAGCGTATCCTTGCCGACACGCCCTGGGAGAATCGAGCGGTATTGATTGAGCAGTTACATAACGCGCGGAATAGCCTTGCCGCTATCGAGGAACGTGCGATTCAGGCGAATCAAAGGGCAAAAGGAACTGATGAGGTGCAGGTCCTTCGGTCTGAAGTGTTGCGGCTTGATGAGCAAATTGCGCGGGCTCGGATTGATGCTGAACGCGAGACAGCGAGCGTTGAGCAACTGACGCGGCTAGTCAAGCAATTGGGCTCACAGAGTAAACGCCTGACTAAATCTATCATCGCTAAGACGTATCTCACGGATTTTGAGTTCATCCTCTGTCCGCGTTGCGGAGCAACGATCGACGAAGGCCGCGCCGCGCCGGACGTGTGCAGCCTCTGCTTGCAGGTCCCTGCGCCAATGCTTGATCGCAAGGACTTTATAAGCGAACAGGATCGGGTGGCAGCGCAAATCGATGAGACTGAAGAACTCCTGGAATCTCACAACGATTCGGCTCGACTCTTGGAGCGCCGTCTCCTCGACCTCGGGCGAGAACGAGAAAGGGCCGCTCATGAGCTCGACTTCAAAATTCAGACATATGTATCGGACTCGGCATCTGCCATCGCGCAGACCGCCAGTGAGCGCCCTGCGTCGTTGGCGCTTATCACGCGACTCGAAGACTACCTACGGCTTTACGACAAGCTAGATCGCGTTTCTGAAGATCGTACGCGTCTAGAGGTGGAGAAGGCCGATTTAGAGGGAACGTTGGAGGTTTTGAAAACTCGGCAGGATGTCTCAGAACAACGAATCAGGGTGCTTGAGGAGAATTTCGAAGCCAGCCTACAAGCGCTGGCTGTCCCGCGATTTTCAGAGCAACCCCGCTCCGCTCTCGATCGCAAGACCTACCTCCCAATTATCGACGGTAGAAGATTCGATGATCTTAGCTCACAAGGGCTGCAGACGCTTGTGAACGTTGCCTACGCAATTGCCCACCAGAAGACGGCGATAGAGCTTGGTCTCGCTTTGCCGAATATCTTGATGATCGACGGCTTGACGACGAATGTGGGCCAAGAGGGGTATGACATTGAACGGGTACATCACGCATACAAATACCTGATCGCCTTGTCAGAAGAGCTTGGGGACACGCTTCAGATTATTGTGGCCGACGGAAACGTTCCGCCAGAGGCAGATCGGTTCGTTCGGCTCCGTCTTTCGGAAGAGGACCGGCTCATCCCGTTGCCGAACGAGGCGAAGGAGTCGGAATAGGCGTAAGTATTGTGATGCGGGCCAGGAGTCGAACTCTGGTAGGGTGACTACGGCGGCCCAACTCGGAAGATTTATGCCGAACCTCCGGCAGTAAGCTCCGACTGCATTTTGGAACGACATCTCCGGTAGCCAGTCTCCGCGCTTCGGCGCGGCTCCTGCCCGACAACCCATGTCCGACTTCATTGGTCGCATCACCGTCCCCACGGTGACCAACTCCGGCCAGACATTCCCGCTCACCACGCAGTACCCGTTCGGCTTCTCTGTCGAGCGCCCGGTAATCGTACATCGTTTTGGCAGCCTCGATGCCAAGCAGGAGCAGCGGTATTACGTCGGCATCGGCCCGCGCAAGTTTCAGTTCAAGCACCCGAACTTGAACTGGGCAGAAGGAAAGCAGCTCCGGGATTTCTGGGAGTCGATCCAGGGGCCGTGGCAGGCGTTCACGTACACCGTCCCGAACCCCGATGGCACCACCACTGGCGTCCTGGTCACCTTCGAGCAGACGCCGATTTCGTTCGAGTACCTGCGCAACGCGGTCCAGGTTGGATTGAATCTCGTTGAGGTCGTCGATCCGACGTCAGCACCCTCCTACACGATTAGTTCCACCTGCGTGCGGTTCCCCTCGACCGCTCTGTCCACGGCGCTCCTCTCTGAGGTTCAGCAGATCGTCCCGCTTGTCCACATCCGCGTGCGCGAATCCGCGGTCACGGACATTTATCTCTCCGATCGGCGGGTCACAGTGGGCGGCCAGCTTTACCTGCCGCGCCTGATTGGGATCGGCGAGCCGGGTTCCGACGTTCTGATCTCGCAGGACATCAAAGGCACTTCCGACAACGTCCGCTTCACGTTCGGCAACGGCGACCGCGTGATGACGCAGCTCGCCAACGACACGGACCTTAAATACGCCGAGGTTGACCTTTGCCTGTTCCATGTCAACTCCCGAATTCTGTTGCAGCTTTGGAAGGGCGTCATCCAGAACTTCACCAGCGACGGCACGCCGATCTTCCCTGTGACCTGCTCCGACGGGTTCTTCCAGATCATGAACCAGTACCCGGAGCGGCAGATCAGCCGCCAGTGCTGGAAAACCTACAACGATGGCGTGAACTGCCCGTGGGCCACGAAGGGCCGCAGCTCTTCGGCGGTTACGGCTGCGGGCGGCGATCCCGCGAGCTGCGACTACTACCTCGAATCCGCCAACGGATGCCAGGTGCACGGAATGGCTCCGTACTTCGGCGGGCATCAGGCCGATCCGCAAGGCGTCGTCATCAAGGACAACTCCACCGGCTTCCTCGGCTTCGGCCGCAACACCGTCACCGCAACTTCGATCCTTTCGGATACGATCTGGGGCCTCGCGTTGCCGGAGATCTGGTGCAACAGCGGTGGCAACCCGCTGTATGCGTTCATGGCCAACGCTTTGATGGTTGCCTATCGCGATGAATCCGACTACGCCGACTCCCTCGGCATTCTCTGTGCCGGCCCGGTCGGTGGATTCACCGGCATGTACGTCGTGACCAACGCGGACGGTTACCGCTACGTGGTTGCTCCCATGGTTGATGGCTACACACCGCAAGGCTTCAAGGTCGATGGCAACCTTAACGTGGTCAAGAATTCGTCCATTGGCGCGCCTCGCGAGGTTCCTGGCAACGATCCTGTAAATCCCACCTTCGATTACTTCTCGCTCGGTTCCGGCAGCCCGCAAGTTTGGGAACCGAACGTGTACGCTGCCGGGACCGCCGCGTGCGAGATTCGCATCGTCAAGTCTTCCACGATTCAGCCGAGCACTCCTGACCAGCATCAGATGACGGTTCCGATCGATTACGGGATGTGGGGCTGGACCTGGGACCAGAGCGGCACCCGCACCGGCGTCAAGGGACTCATCAATCCATTCTGGATTGCGGTGAACATGCTGCTGCGCGCGATGGGTCTGTATGGCGACCCGTCCACTGGCTCGAACCCTGCGGGTGGCTCTGGTCCCGCATCGTCCGACCAACTCGCTACGTTTGTGCTGCCGTCGCTGATTGTGGGCGATGGAAGTGGTGCGGCCGAGATCGCCGCCGACAACGTGACCGCCATCCTCGGCACTGGCACCGAGACCCAGTTCCAGTTTCAGGGGATCATCAGCAGCCAGAAGCCATTTCGCGATTGGCTGACTGAGGTCCTCAACTGCTGCCTGGGCTTCTATACCTGGGAGTTCGGGAAGCTGAAACTCGGTTGCCGGATCAACGCCAGCGCGGTGGACGCATACACGCTCGCCAACTCCTTGTTTCAAACGCTGCGTCTCACGCCGATTCAAGCTGGGTTCGAGCACCTGGTGCTTTCGTTCGCTGATGTCGCCTATCAGTATCAGGCCAACACCGCGGAGTACAGCGACAAGACCCACGCCGCCTACTACGGGCGCGCGGGATCTCCGCTCACCACACAGATGCACTCGGTGGGATGCTCCACCCTGAGCCAAGCGTTGCGTATTGCGGCCACGCGCACACGAGAAGAAATCGGCGGTGTAACACCTGCGGAGTGGCGCGACGCGCGAACCGCGGCATGGCAGACCACTTTACTCGGGCTTGGAAACGAGGTCGGGCAAGTCGTGTCGATGACGCATCCGGACATTCCGGGCCGTCACGGGACTTGCAACGTCACCGGCAGCACCGCCACGTGGGTGAGCGGCGATCCGTGGACCTATGCCGGGACTGCGACCGGAGATTCGGAACTGGTCAACAAGGAAATCCTGATCGGCGGATCGCAGGTGACGATTACCGCTGTCGCCAGCGACGGCTCCACGATCACCACATCGCCCGCACCTCCAAGCGGAACCGGCCTGGCGTTCCAGGTCGTCACGATGTGCTTCCGCATTCAGCGCTGGAGCCTGAAGAAGGACTGGTCGGTGCAGATCGAGGCGCAGACCGTCACAGCTTCCATGTACGACCTGGACGTCGGGCCGAAGCCGATGGATGTCGTGCCCGCGCCGTTGCCCCGGCTGTTCTATCCGATTCCGCTTGGCCCGGTGTGGGCGCCATACCAGGTGCAAGCCTCTTCGAGCGATGCGCTGTTTCCCAGCGAGTGGACCTTCGATTCCGATCAGGAATACACGACGCTCGCCGATGGCAGCACACTCGCCAGCCTGATTGTCACCGGCAAGCTTCCGGTGAACGAGTTCAGCACCACGGGCGCGGGCGCTCCAGGAATCGGATCGATTTCGCAGAGCACGACGGGCGGATCGCTGCTGGCGAACATCACCTTGTGGGTTGCGATCTGCGCAATCGATTCAAGCGGACTTCCTTCGGCTCCCTCGAATATCGCCATCATCGGTAGTGGCACGGCGTCGGGCGGCTCGTTTACGCTCGACGACATCATCTGGCCGGCAGTCGCGGGTCTCGCCTCTTACGTGTTGTTCGTCGGAACGCAGCCCGACCTGATCTGCGCCCAAGCCACAGGCACTCTGACCGCTGGCACGGGCGACACCTACACGCCGAGTACGATCACCTTCGGTGGCCCGGTGGTGCGCTCTACGTGGGCGCTACCATCGCCGTACGTTGCCAAGGTTCGGATAAAAGCCAAGCTGCTGCTGCACGCAGGCGTGGCAGGCATCGCGGTCACCACCGTCTCGACCAATATCCTGGTTTGTTCGGAGCTGGTCGATACCTCCTCCACTCCATTCAGTCCCATCGGCCGCATTCTCTCCGTGATCGGCCGCCCCAACGGCAGCACGCCGTTCGCGAGCTTCAGCATCACCGCGTTTGTGCCCACCACCGGGACGATCACCCTGGACCGCGATCCCACCGGGATCGTAAACGTGGGCGATGCAGTGGTCATTCGCAACCAGGCGTCGGGCCTGTCGAGCACGCCTACGGCAGTCACCCAAGTTACCGACACCGGCTACCAGAACGTAGCGAACAGTTATGGTGGTCTGGCCGCAAGCGCGGAGATTGGCAACCTGATCCGCGTGATCGCGGGCACTGGTCGCGGCCAGCCGCCGAGCACGATCACGGCGAACACGTCGACGCAGTTGACCTTCCAGCCACCGCTGCTCATGGACAATACGTCGATATGGATCGTCGAAGCCCCCGCCTGGGCTTTCCAAGCGGATTCGACCAGCATCGACAACGCGAACCCGCTGACACCCGTGACCCTTTCGGTGCCAACGGCGAACTTTATCGAACAGGCCATGCTGATTGCCGGTTTCACGGTTGACGTGAACGGCAACGAATCCCCGGATGGCGACCAGCCCTTCCGTGAAGACTGGATCTACGGCGAGGTCGGCGCGCCATCCGGCGAGATGAAGATCTCGATTCCAGGAACGCTCGCCATTGGAAGCGACCTCGGCCCGGCTGCGTTCTACACCTCCACCGTCTCGTTGCAGAACGGCGTGACGTGCATGGTGAAGCAGGCGCCGGTCGGCGCAGACCTCGTGATCCAGGTGTATGCCGGAACCACGTTGTTGTTTACGGTGACGATTGCGGCGGGCTCCACGGTTGGCTCCGCGACAGGGACGCCCTCGATCGGCCCGGAGACGCCGGTCATCATCAATCTCACCGCCGTCGGAACGACGTTCCCCGGATCGGATCTCACCGTCGCGCTGTCTTGAGAAATGGGTTCTTTAACGACTCTTCGCCAGCCGCCTTCGCGTCGCGTTGGGCTCAACGTCTACGGTCGAGCGTTTATCGATTAGTTGTCACGGGCCGACTCATCGTTCCCAATATACGGCCAACTTCCGCTTAGCGTGTCGCTTGGACAAATCAATGACTAAAATTTGCTCCCACGATCCTAGTGACCGCGGTGGCAATCATTACTGGAACCGACGAGTGGATACAAGCCAAGGCAGCCTTGGTCAGCGAGACAACAAACAGACCGGCGCGGTGGAGCGCGATGGTGTAGCGCAAGGTGCGGAGGTTGCGGCAAGTGCTGTATCATACCGATGATGCGAGACGTTCATCCTACAGTCCCGCAAGGATTTACCCGATTTCTGCAGCAGAGGACGAGGAGGCAAGGCGAAGCGCTTTGACGGGACATTATCTGGAGCTCAATAATGCGGACGCCGTCGCGCGCGCCAGCCTCCACGGGTTGAAGGAAAACCTGTACTGGCGGTCCGGACGGTCTGCCGAACTGCGACTCCACCGCATCCACGCATACCCCGCGAAGTTTCCCGCGTTCATTCCGACGAAAGCACTGCAATTTGCTCAATCGGAAGGAATTACCGTTCGTCGCGCAGCGGATATTTTCTGCGGCTGCGGGACCGTGGCGTACGAAGCACGACGCGCAGGCATCGATTTCTGGGGCTGCGATATTAACCCGGTTGCTACACTGATCGCACGCACCAAGAGCGGCACGTTCCAGGAAGAGCTCCTCGACGAATACTTCGCAAGCATTAAAGGCAAGGTCAATCGTGCAAGCGCCAAAGTCGACCTGCCGACAACGGCAGTCGAACGATTGAACTACTGGTACTCGGACGAGCAGTATCGCAGCCTGGCAAGATTGCTCAACGCGATCAACTACTCGGTCCCGGCACGAAGCCGGTACCGGCAGTTCTTCCACTGCGCGTTCTCCAACATCCTCAAGGCAACGTCGCGATGGCTGACGAAATCGATCAAGCCGCAAGTCGACCCGCATAAGAAACCCGCGGACCCATGGGCGACGTTCGTCACGCAATTCACGATGATGAAGAATGCGTTCAAACAGTCGTCCGCCGAAGGCACGAGCGACGTGCGGATCCTTAACGAAAACTTTCTCACGCTCAAGGACGCGCCAGGTGACATCGACATGCTCATCACGAGTCCACCCTATGTGACATCGTACGAGTATGCCGACCTCCATCAGCTCTCGTCCTTGTGGCTGGGATACGCGAAAGACTATCGTGACCTGCGCAACGGATCGATCGGGAGCGCGCAGCACGACCTCGACTTCAATCGCGAGATCAAGCGGCTCAACACGATCGGCAACCAAATAGTCTTTGGCTTATTCGACCAGGACAAGGCTATCGCCCGCGCCGCAGCGAACTACTTCCTCGACATGCAGGCCGTGGCCAAGCGCTGCCACAGTCTGCTCGGAAAGAAGGGCCTCGCGCTATTCGTGATCGGTAACACCGAGTACAAGGGAGTGCGCATCGATAACGCGGCACACCTCGCGGAGTCTCTGCTGCGCAGCGGGTTCTCCAGCGTCCGTGCCGCGAAGAGAAAGATGTCCGGCAAGATCCTCACGCCCTACCGCAGCGCGACCGGCAAGTTCTCCAGTAGCGGGGACGGACGCCACGTGTACGGCGAAGAATTCATACTGATAGCCGCCAAATGAGCGAGACTCTCAATTTTCAACCGTACGCGCGATTGCTCACGATGTTGGGCGATCAGCTCATCACCAATGAGCGCGTCGCGCTTGTCGAAATCATAAAGAACGCGTATGACGCCGACGCGGACTGGGTGAAGGTAACGTTCTCTGGGTTCAACGAAGACTACACGTTCGGTCCCGATTCAAAGATCATTATCGAGGATGACGGGATTGGCATGACCAAGCAGGTCCTCACGCAACATTGGGTGAGTCCTGCGACCCCAATCAAGAAACTCGGGAAACAAAACGACCAGGACACGACCGCGAAGGGACGCAAGATCCAGGGCGAGAAAGGCATCGGGCGGTTCGCGATCCTCAAACTCGGGAGGACCGTCAACATTGTGAGTAGACCCGAAGGGCTCCAGAGTGAGTACACGCTCGCGCTGGACCTGTCGCCATATGACGATGATTTCCTGACGGAGAACAAGAAGAACAAGGTCCTCTTCCTCAAGGACATCAAACTCAAGTTCTCCTCGTCCGCCAAGCCCAAGGTCATCCGTGAAGGCGAAGTCCTTGTCGGTGCTCGGACTGTCGAGCGCAAACCGCACGGTACGCGCATTGAGATCAGCAACCTTCGCGGTTCATGGAATCCGGACAAGGTCAAGCTGGTATACGAGGATCTGATCCGGTTGCAGTCCATCTTCGATGAAACAGACGAAGTGGAGCAAGAAAAGCCCAAAGCAAAAGCCAAGGTTCCAGATTTCGACGTCGTCATTTTCAACGACGACAAGTTCCAACCGTTCTCCAGTGAATACATCGGCAAACTTCGACGGCTCATCAAGTACGACTCGATCCTGCGCATCACCGACGGCTCGTACCATGAACCCACGCGAACGTTTAAGTTCAAGCTGAACGATCGCCCGATCGAGCTGACGCTGAACGACCCCGAGATTTCCGGTCTAAAAATCTTCCGGGACATCTACGGACAGAAGGGCGAAGTGCTCAAAGCCAGGGGCACGAAGTGCGGATCGTTCACGTTCGGCTTCTACGTGTTCGATTTCGACAGAGACCCGAATAAGAAGCATTTTCTCAATAGCGAGGACCGCAAGATCCTCAAGGCGCATCGGATCTACCTGTACCGCGACAAGATCCGAGTCTATCCCTACGGCGATCCAGATGACGACTGGCTCCAGATCGACGCGCACCGAGGCAAGATTGCAGCCGGATGGTTTCTGAGCAACGATCAGGTCGTCGGGCACGTAAATATCACCCAGAGGGGGAATCCGAAGCTCCGCGACAAGACGAACCGCGAAGGTCTCATTGACATCGGAGACGCGACCAGCGACTTCATCCACCTGATCCAAATCTTGCTTTTCTGGGTCAGAAGGAAGCCATACGCTCAGTACCTCGCCAAGCAGAAGAAGGGCAAGGATGTTGAGGTCGTCAAGAAGGAGCAGGTCAAGGCTGCGATTGACGTTGTAGCGGAGAAGCTCGGGGACAACAAGCCGGCGCAAACAGCATTGGCGCAAGTCGCAAAGCTGTATGCCCAGGAGCGCAACTACCTGATTCACCGCGCCGAGACGACCGAGAGTCTCGCCGGTGTTGGGCTTTCTGTGGAGACTGCATCGCACGACATCATGTCCGTGATGCACCGTGGACTGATTGCGTTGGACAGCCTGATCACTGAGAGCCAGAAGCCGGGCAACCTCTCAAAAGATGTCGTGGGTCGAGAGCTGATCTCGTTGCGCGGGATGCTTTCGTTCGTGGAAACGCAGCTCAAGGATATTCAGCAACTGTTCAAATCGACGAAGCAGCGCCGCAAGGATATTCGGGTGCGCGAGATTCTCGAAAAGGTTGAACGGCTCTTCTCGACTTCCCTGACGAGAGACGGAGTGAATTTCCGCATCGTTGAGCGGGGCGCACCGCTTGTAGCAAAGACCACTGATGCGGTGCTGCTGCAACTGTTCTTGAACCTTTTCGACAACTCCCTGTACTGGCTGCAATCCAAAGTCTCAGGGAAACGGCAAATAGAGGTGCTCCTTGATGGCGACGAGCAGATGCTCATCTTCTCGGACAACGGTCCGGGCGTAAAGTCTGACGATGCGCCTTACATCTTCGAGCCGTTCTACTCCGGAAAGGGTGAAGAGGGACGTGGCCTGGGATTGTACATCGCGCGACAATTGCTCGACAAGCATGACTATGCGATCGAGCTCGCGGACATCAAGCGGCACAAGCTGCTCAGCGGTGCAAACTTCGTGGTTTCATTCGTGCAGGGGGAAGAATAGATGCCTGACCCGTCACTGTTTCACGGGATCGCAGTCGTCATCGATGACGAGATCGAGGACGCCGGTGCTGGCATTCTCGAACTGAAAACGCAGATCGAAGCGGCGGGGTGTCATGTCGTATCGATGACCAAGCTTCCGGAGGCGGCAGGGATCGCAAACCTTCGCGAGGTATCCTTCTTCATCCTCGATTGGAATCTATATGGCCGATCGCTTCGGGGAGCCGAAGGGGGACCACCGATAGCTCCAACCCCCGCGTTGGTGCGACAGAATGCGGCGAGCGCAATCGACTTCCTCAAGAAGATCCAAAAAGTCTGCGTCGCACCGGTATTCATCTTTACGAATGAAGATGTGGCAGAGGTTGAGGAGTTTCTCAAGCCGCACGCGGAGCTACGCAGTGGCAACGATCCGTCCCACATTCTCGTTAAGAGGAAGGCTGAGGTGCGGGACGCAGGGATATTCGAGGTTCTGTCGACTTGGATGAAGGACGCCCCATCTGTCTATGTGTTGAAGCGGTGGGAGCGCGCGTATGCGTCGGCCAAGAACGAACTGTTTTTGGATTTCTACGGGAAGAGCGTGCAATGGCCGCTCGTGCTCTGGAAAACCTATAAGGCGGATGGCATTTCGCCGTCGGCTGAATTGGGCAGTCTGATCGCCCGTAACCTCCTGTCGCGGATGACGCCGTTCGATTTTGATCTCACTCCTTTCGAGGCGTCGCTGAAGGCGCTCGAAGCCGACGAAGCCAAACACCGTACCACGGTCTTAAAGGTACTTGAGGGCGAGCGGTTCCTTCCGACAAACCGTCTGCACGGTGATGCATTGGCACCTGGCGACGTCTTCAAGAAAGGCGGCGATTACTACGTCAATATCCGCCCGGATTGCGACTGCATTGCTCGCGACGGGGAAGTTCAGGCCGAGGTGAAGGCATATCTGCTGCAAGGGTCCCGAATAACGAACCCCAAAGTCCGTGAACGGATGAGAGAAAAGTACGGGGACATGATCGAGTCCGACACGGAATCGGTCATCTTCGGAATGACTGGCGGAGTAACCGTGTCGTTTCAATTCGGGGAGCTCCTGGTCGAAGCGTCTGGTCCATGGATGGAGCACAGGATCGGAAGGCTTCTAACGCCCTATCTCACGCGCTTACAGCAGCGCTACTCGTCCTACTTGCAACGGCCGGGTCTCTCGCGGATACCGAAAGCCGCGTGGCCACCTGCGCCAGTCGTGGCTGCGCCAGCGGCGGCTGCTCCAGGAGCTGCTGCTCCAGTACCGGCGGCGGTGCCCGTTGCAGCGAAGAAGCTTGCGAAGAAGGGCGGCTCGGCTCCCGCGAAGAAGAAGACGACGAGCCGAAAGTCGCCGAAGTCCAAAGGACCTGCTCAATAAGGACTGCGGTTCCCGTGTGCTCGATTTGGGTTCTGGAGGAAGCATTTGTGCGGAACCGGTGAAAAGATAGTGGGCAGGAAAACGCAATAGTCTTTATTTTCGATGTACAGTTGTCATCCCAAGCTGAACGTCAATCCGCTAAGTGAGTCTGGCCGGGTCAGTAACGACAAGCGCCCTGGGGCGGCAATCTTCTTGGCCGGGTTTCGGCATCCATAGAATCGCCAACCCTCCCGCCGATCTGGGGGTAGGCTGGGCTCCTGCCCCCAACTGGATTGAGGCTTGAGCCGGCAACGGACCGCGCACCACACCAAGCAGCATGAGCGAGCAAATTTCCAAACTGGAGTCCCACCGCACGATGTACCTGCGGGGCTTCGACCGCCGCGGGTGCGCCGCGTCGTTGAACAACGCTTCGGCTTCGGGCTTCACCGTTAGCGGCGTCTTCAGCGATCAGGCTGATTTTGCGGTCCTGGTGCTGTTCGATGCCGACGATCAGTTCGGTCATCTCTTCACCACCAAGTACCTCCCCGATTTCTCGCTCGCCGGCGTTACGCTCGACTTCGACCTGACGATCACCAACGCGCAGAATCCCGTCAGCCGAAAGTTTCAATCTGTCCCGTGGGGCGCGCTCAGCTACATCACGAAGTCGGAAACGCCCGGCACCATCTCGCTCCTACCGATGGCGACATCGGCCACCGGCATGGCGGCGGCTTCTCGGACCTTCACGCTGACCGGCACGCCCGCGCTATACGACCGCGTCGATCTCGTCTACTTGAGCAACATCGTCTACGACTACCTGGTCTCGACTGCGCTGTCGGCGGGGCCTTCGACGGTGACGTTCGGGTTCTTCAACTACCTCGGCACGGGATACAACCACACCATCACGATCGGGTCCAACACGTACTCGCACGTCCAGCTTTCGACCGACGGCTCCGGCGACATCGCCATCGCGCTGGCGAACGCGATCAATGCGGCCAACGATCCGAACGCGACCGCTTCCGTGAGCGCCAACAACGTGATCCTCACGGCGCGGACCAACAGCGGCGCGAGCATTAGCTGCTCGGCGTCCGACGGCAACGGCCCCGGCACCCTCTTCGAGTCGCAAGGCGCTTGCCCGTTCATCGCCGCGCAACTGGCCGGACAGATCAACGGGACCAATTGGGCCTTCCTCAACCCCACGATCGCGCTGATGGCAACCGTGAGCGGGGCGAGCTTCACGGTATACGCGGCGCGATATGGGACGGTCAACACCTCGGGCACGTCGGTATCGTTCGCCTCGGGCCAGAACTTCCTTGGATCGCAGGCCGGCGATCCGATCCTTATTAATGGAGTGCAGTACGCGATCTCGTCGGTGAACTCGCCCACATCGGCCACCCTGACCACTTCTGCTGGAACCCAAACGGGCGTCAACTACCTCGCGCCAGGCGGCGGCCGCGACGGCAACGCCATCGAGTTGCTGGAGATGCACAAGACCTCGACGGCTTACCTAACACCAGCGGGCGCATCCAAGCTCACCGGCGGTGCGGACCCGTCGTCCGTGCATTTCCACATCGATTTCACCGCGAGCGGAATCGATTCGCTGCGCCAGGCGTGGCTCACCTTCGCGCCCGCGCTAAATTACGACTCCGGGTCCGTCAATCCCGCGATGGTCGCCTACCAGCCGAGCACCTGGAGCGCAGTGTTCACCAACTGGGCTACCACCGATCCCAGCAGTGTTCTGCCTCTGAAAATCGCCGGGCCGGGCAGTGTGACCGTCGGCAGCCGCGACTTCTGGGCGAGCTTCACCGGCACAGGCTGGAGCGAGCAGGTAGGCTTCTACTTCCGGGGTTTCGCGCGGCAGTCCTCGCACTCGACCGACCACGTGACCGTCACGTACTCGTGCCAGTACACGCACAACTTGTACCTGGGCACGTCGCTCTCGTCCGCAGGCGGCCAGTTGACGACCACGCTCGACGGCGTGGCGCAGCCGACGATCGATAGCTACGCCGACACCACCTCCCCGATTTCCGCGCGCCGACTGATCGCATCGAGTGTCGCGCCCGGCGCCCACGTTGTGGTCCTCGCGGTATCCAGCTCTCACAATTCGCTGTCCACCAGCACCCGTTGCTGCTTCGATTATTTGCAAGCTGCGGTCCTCTCGGACGTGCAATCGCCCGCCACGACCTATCCAAACGTCAACTGCGCCTGCGATTTCGACACCGCCCAGACTTACGCTCTCGCGCCCGCACGCGCCTTCTGGATTCTGAGCAAGTCCGGATTCGCCGGCGACATCGACTTCTACTCCGGTGTCTTCTTCGCATTGAAACGCGTGCGCTCGGGCGGAAGTTTCCATCAGGCCACCGTCACGATCTCGGCGGGGTCGAGCGGTTTCAATCTCGGGTCGCTTTACGGCGATGGCGACGCCATGTTGCTGCAGGTGGGTGGCGCGAGTTACGGCGACGGCTTCGGAACCGCGTTCGGCGCAGCAGTCTATCCGACCGACACCGTGGACACGCTCGCGCTGCGGTTCGTCAACGCGATCAACACGCTGTTCGTCGGGATCTCGGCGGCGAAGACCGGGACCGGACAGCTTACGATCACGACGCTCAGCCCCGTTGCTGGGTTCACCCTGTTCACAAGTTATGCCGCAGGGACGGGCGCGAACGGCGCGAACCCGTCAACCGGCTCGATCACCTTCAGCGGTGACATCAAGGCGGGTAACGAGGGCGTATGGCAGGTGGACGCATCGCAATCGCAACCCCTCAATCGGGCGTTCGTCGATTACTTGGCCGACTTCTGCGCGCAGGTCAACGCGGCTGGCCAGACGATGACTGCCGCTTTCTCGCAGGAACTGCTCGCGCCGCCGGATGTGAACACCGCCGCGGGTGCGTGGGCGCAACGGTTCTCTAATGGCAACCAGGTCCTCACGGATACCGGATTCGGAAGCTGGGGCGCCAGCTTCGTTGAGGCGGTCAGCGGTTCCAGCCCGATCACGATCCAGCAAACCGGCCATGGCTACATCACCGGGAACACGGTTCACATATCGAGCTCAACGCACTCCGGCGTCTGGGCGATCACCGTCACCGATGCAAACCACTACCAACTTGCGACGCTGATCTCGGGCGGCTATACGCCTGGCGTGGGAGACGCGACCTTCATCGACCTTCAAACCTCGCAGTGCACCTTCAATCCGAGCACCGTGACGCCGTACCTGGCAGCCTGCTACGCGCAGGTGGCGGGGATCATGAGTACCGCCGGTCTTACGCCTTGGCTTCAGTTCGGCGAGTTCCTCTGGTGGTTCTTCAGCGTAGTCCAGAACCTCGCCGTGGGATACGCGAGTTGGACGTCGCCGATTTCGATCGGCACGGTTGCCCCGCACGGCTTATCCACGGGCCAACGCGCGATCCTCGCCGGCATCCGGGGAAACACGGCCGCCAACGGGGACCAGACGATCACCGTCAGCGATGCGACCCACTTCACCCTCAACGGCACGAGCGGAAACGGGAATTACGTCGGCGGCACCGGGACGTGCAGCGGTGGCGGAATGGCCTACTACGACGCCTACACGGCGCAAGCCGCGCAAACCGCGCTCGGCAGGTCCCTCGCCGCGTTCTACACGCAGGACGATGATCCGACCGTCAACGGATCGGCGGATGCGAACTTCCTCGCCAGCCTGATCAAGACCCACATCGATTCCATCCGAGCCACCGTGCTCGCGGCTTACTCCGGCGCGAAGTTCGAGTTGCTCTGGCCGTACGACGTGAACTTCGCGACGTGCTATTACACGCCGGACGTCCCATACCCGCAGGGCGGTCGCCTGAATCGCGCAGTCAATCTGCCGTCACAGTATCTGGCGCAGACAGGCTCGGGCCTCGACCGACTGAAGATGGAGGCGCTCTCCTGGGGATCGACCTACCGGAACTTCGCCAACGCGCATGCGGCGATCGCATTTCCGGTCACCGGCCCCGCCACGTGGCCCGCGACCGCAACGGCGTACCTGGTGCCGTGGTTCAACGGCGGGTGCCCATGGACCATTGAGTACGTGTGCGCACTTGGACAGTCGATTCCGGTGATTTGCCTTTGGGCCTTCGACCACTTCTGCCTGTTATGTTGGCCGTTACCGCTACCACAGCAAGCCCGACGCTCGACGTTCTTGTGAGGCCTGTTGGTCCTCGGTTGGCTGGCATCGAAGCTCTGCGCCCTCGGTGCAGCTTTCGGGCCGGATGGTCGTCGCGGTAAGTTACTGATGACGCACTCTTTAAGAGCGTCACTGTGAGCCGGCGGCTGAGGCGGATCTCGCTTCATGCTGTCCTGAGCTTGAATGCTGAGGAGGGGGAGCGAACGACCGAACGGCTCAATCTCGTCATAAACTCTGTCCAAGGCTGATAAAAACAATTTTGCCCTCACTTGTTTTGGAGTAAAATCGAAGGGCTGCCCATGGCTAACCGAATTCACGAGATCCGTGATCCCATCCACGGGTTCATCAAGCTCGATTCGGAAGAGCGCAAAGTGGTCAATTCACGTCCCTTCCAGCGGCTTAGGTATATCCACCAACTTGCGATGACCTACCTGGTGTATCCGGGCGCAACCCACCGGCGCTTTGAACACTCACTTGGAGTGATGGATGCCGCGACGCGAATTTACGATGTTGTGACCGACCCCGAGAACATTTACCACGACTGCGTACGCGAACTCATTCCTCGCAAGAACGAGCTTGAGTGGGGATATTGGCGGCGGGTTCTGCGAATGGCTGCCCTGTGTCATGACGTTGGCCATTTGCCCTTTTCTCATGCGGCCGAAAAGGAACTCCTGCCGAAGGGCATTCGCCACGAGCACCTGAGCAAACTACATATCCTCGGCGACCACCTGAAACCGCTCTTTGCAGAACTGAAGATCCAAGCGGAGGATGTCGCGAAATTGGCGGTCGGCCCCAAATACTACGGCAGCGGCCTATCGGTGTGGGAGTCGATTCTCTACGAAATGATCGGCGGTAACGTTTTTGGTGCTGATCGCATTGATTACCTGCTGCGCGATTCGTTCCACAGCGGAGTGTCTTATGGCCGTTTCGATCACATGCGCCTGATAGAGACGATGCGAATTCTCCCGCGCGAGGATCTTGAGTCTGAGGAGCCCGAACTTGGGATCACTTTAGGCGGGCTTCAAACAGCGGAGTCGCTCCTCTGGGCTCGCTACTTTATGTACACGCAGTTGTACTTCCATCCGGTTCGGCGCATCTACGACATTCATCTTAAGGAGTTCTTGGGTGAGTGGCTGAATGAGGGCCAGTTTTCTATTAAGCTCGAAGAACACTTGGGCATGACGGATAATGAAGTTCTTGCGGCTGTGCTCCAGGTTGCTGGAGATCAGTCTCTGAGGGGCCATGAGCAGGCGCGGCGGATTGTCGATCGGCAGCACTTCCGACTGCTCTATGAGAGCAGTCCACTTGATCTCGTTCTGAATTTAAAAAGTGTCGAGCTGGTTTACGAGGCCGCTCGGCTGGAGTTTGGCGACGGCGCGGTGCGGCATGATCCGTATGAATCTGAAGGAGGTTCCGAGGATTTCCCCGTGTACCTTCGCGATGGCAACATCGCTTCGTCGGTCAAGCTGTCCGAAACGCTCAGACAAGGGCCGAGTTTTTCGGTAGACTATGTGTTTGTTGATCCGGAGAGCAAAGAAAAGGCGAAGATGTGGCTCGGCGAGAACAAGGTAAAAATTCTAGGAGCTTAGGTAGGTAATTGATATGAATAGACTTGATAGAGCTAGCCTGCTAGTGGCGCTGACCGAAAAGCTACGTGCAAGCGGAAGTTGGGCTGGAGAGACCCACGTCCAGAAAGCAACGTACATCCTGGAAAAAGTGCTGGAGGTTCCGGCTGGATTTGAGTTCATCCTGTATAAACACGGCCCGTTTTCTTTCGACCTGCGCGACGAGATTGGTACCCTGCGCACCGACGGATTCTTCGATTGGGAGGTAAAGAGCGAAAGGTACGGGCCTAGCCTGAAGGCCGGCCCCCTGAGCGATGCGCTCAAGCAACAGTTCCCAACTGTGCCCGATAAATACGCATCCGAAATCGATTTCGTCGCTTCTCGGCTGGGACATAAGAACGTCGCGGGGTTGGAGCGTCTTGCCACAGCCATCTATGTGACATTGAACGAACGGACTCCAGCGGATCGTCGCGCCGCACGGATCAACGAACTAAAACGCCATGTGAGCCTTTCGGAGGCAGAAACGGCCGTTGAGGAAGCTGACAAACTCATCAACGAGGCGAAGGCGCAGTTCGCAAACGTAATGACGGCCTAACTCACCCGGGAATAGAGGGCGCGAGCGTTTTTGGACGGGCAATTCCGGCTTTCGCTCGACGCCGGTCTTGGATTCGCGGTACGGAAAGTGGAGAGGACGTCCTACCGCCATTCTACGCTGCGTCCTTTTCCGCCGCCTCCTGAGCCTGCTCTTTGGCTCCCTTCGCCTGTTGCTTCTCGCGCGCTGTCGCGACGCGATCCTGAATAGCGCGGGTCAAATCTTCCTGCCGCTGCAACTGAACGATCGTGTAGTCGCCCGTCATGCTTACGGTCGCATGGCCCGCGATCTTGCTCGCTTCGATGGCGCTCCCGCCGACTTCCTGCCGCCATGTAATATTGGCTCGCCGGAACGAGTGCAGCCCGAAGCCCTCGAAGTCGCACCCGGCGTCCACCGCTGCGATCTTGAGGGCCTTCCGTACGCCCGAGTCCCACATAGGCTTGCTGCGATCATCCTCCTGCGCGAAGATCCAATCGTTGGGCTGCGTGATTCCCTTTTTGGCGATCCACGCCCTATACCGGTCGGCCAGCGTGCCCAATGCCAGTAGCCGCTTGCTGTTCTTCGTCTTCGGCTCGTCCACATCGCCTCGGCAATGGCGTTGCTGGATCTTGATCGTGCCGACATTCAGGTCCAGATGTTTCAATTGGAGGCCGACCGCCTCGGAGATGCGCGTCCCGGTTGAGATGCACGTCTCGCAGATCAGCAGTTGCGGGTCTACCAGGCGTGCGAACACCTCTGCTGTCTCCTCGTGAGTGAGGATGCGGTCGGGCCGAACGCTCCACTTCCTGCCCAGCTTCACGCGCGTCATCGGGTTGGCGAAAGTCTCGTCGAGGATTTCCCACTCCTGGGCGCGGGCAAAAATGCCGCTCATGATGTTTCGCAGGTCGACCATCATGTGCCAGGAGGTGCACTCATGCTGGAGCCAGTCGAGGATTTCCTTCGACCGGAACTCTCCGAGGCGCGTGTCCTTCCATCTCGGCAAGATGTGATTGTCGAGGCGAGACCGGTATTTCTCGCGCGTCGGCGTCGCCAGCTTAACCTTCAGATTGTCCACGTAGTCCTTCCGCCACAGCGCGGCAAGTTTCCCGAATATGATCGCGCGTATATCGACCGGGTGCTGTGCCTGCGTCGCTGCGTCGCAGCGTGTGGGCGCGGCGTTCAGTTCCGCGAGGAAATCATCACGTTTCGTCTCCGCTCCGCGCTTTGTAAGCGCGCCGTCGCCCTTGCTCGGGCCGATCGTGTGGAACTTCCGGCTGGCCTTCATCCGGCCATCGGGGAGCATCTCGTCAAGCCAATAGCGAAAGAACCAGTAGGACCCTTTCCGGTCCTTCCGCTCGTGCACCTTGGGGTGCTGAACTCTTCTGTTCACTCCAACGCCTCCTATCAGCGACAGAAGGCTAGCGTCATTCGACAACATAAGCAAGGTCCATGGTTTCAATCAGATGGAGACAGCCACCGGGGTTTCGCGGTGGCAGATGTAGAGCGTTTCCCGCGCCCTGGTTATGCCCACGTAAAAAGTGCGAATCACTGAGTCATGGGGCGCGCCTTTACGCTGGTATTGGGCGTCTCCCGCCCGGCTAAGATCTGGGAAGAGATAGACTACATCGGCTTGGCCGCCTTTCACAGAGTGGATGGTCCCGACCACTACCTTGGGCGTGTCGATGAGCGCGCGCGGCCCCCACGCGGCGGTGACGTCTGCCGGAAACTGCACGCGACTGCGGACGTCCGTCGTGAGCAGCCGACGCCACCAATTGAGCAACGCGTGATAGTCGCCGCCGAAGGCGCCCATCAGCGTCGTGAGCGCACCTGTCTCAAAGATCTCATCGAGTTGCTCCATGGTCGCCGTCTGCGCCCGATCAAAATCCGGGAGTCTCTCCTTCACCCCGTGTTTCAGGATTCCGTGCGAAACCAACCAGTCCGCCCACAGCGCAATATCGCCGTAGGTCCATCGATGTTGACCGTCCCCAAAATCGGGGTGCGCCACCAGCAACGCCAGGATGCGGCTGGCGGTCGAACCTTTCTTGCCGATCCGTAGCGGATTCCAAAAGCCGTTGGACTTCCGGTACGGGTTGTGAAACGGAATACCGCGCTTTCGGAGCGCCGCTACCACCGGATGCAGCATGTAGGAGCACGCAGCCAAGAACATCACGGTCTTGCCGTTTTTCAGGTGCTGCTCGGCGCTGCTTAGGATGAAATACTCCGGCGACTTATAAGTTCCAGTCGAGACCCGATGAACAGCGCCCGGTTCCGGCCGCGCGAGGTAGATTTTCTCCTGGCGTCGGGCGATCTGCCGAATCAGTTTGTCAGCGAGCCGATGCACGGACTGCGGGACGCGAAAAGACTGCTTGAGAATGATCTTGTGGTCGTCCGGAATGTCCGGGTCGAGGATGGCGTCCGGAGAAGCACCCGTGAACGAAAAAATGCACTGGTCGTCATCTCCCGCGACGATAAAGTAGTTTGCCCGCTCGCCCCATTTCCGAACCAGCGCAAACTGCATCCGGTTCAGGTCTTGCGCCTCGTCCGCGAAAATCACCGTCGGATTGGTGGGCGCCACGGGGACATCGTGGAGACACTGCTCGATGAGATCGGTGAAATCCAGAAGGCGTAGATCTCGTTTGTACCGAGTCCATTTGGCTTCGAATTGTCGCAACGCTAGCGGCCAGTCCTTGATCGGAATCAGCAAACCGCGATAGCGGCTCAACTGTTGCAGGATCTGATCGCCGTCCTTAGACTGTTCGACGGCTTCTTCGGCGGCTTCGCCGTCAAGCTTGCCCTGCCTCTTTGTGGCAGTGAGGCCGAGCCGCGGATTCTCCCGGTTCCACTCGTCCACACAGGACTCGGCGACCAACGGCGCGCCAAGGGCGTGATAGCAATGCGAATGCAATGTTCCGATCCTGTTCGGATTGATGGGCAAATCGCGGCCG